AAAGTTCCAATCTTTTTGAACCACCACCAGTTTCTTCAAGTCTAATTGTTGGAGTAGTTGCATTTACTTGAAATTCTGTTGCTGGATTTGTAAGACCAATACCTACTCTACCAGCACTTGTAATCCTCATAGCTTCTGTACCACCTTCTGTGAAAGCTATTGTGTCTGCAGTTGGTCTAAATATTCCAGTATTTGTATCTGAAGCGAAAGTTATTGATGGCGAACCAGCAGTTCCATCTGCAAAAGAACCACCAACAGTAGCAAAACTTAAAACCCCACTTCCATTAGTAACTAATGCTTGGTTTGAAGTTCCGTCAGCAGTTGGGTAAGATAAACCATCTATTTTAACTACACCAGTTCCATTAGGTAGTATTTCTATATCTCCATTTGCACCATCTTTAATTGTAATTGAACCTGAACTAGAACCTGAATTTGTATTAAGTATTAAATCTCCAGTACCATCTGTTGTAATTGTGGCATTGGCATTTGAATCACCGATTTTAACTGTATCTGCTGAAAGTACAACATCACCAGTTCCATTAGGTGTTAAAGTAATATTGCCATTAGAAGTTGATACGATAGAGTTACCATTAACATCTAAGTTTCCACCAAGTTGTGGAGTTGTATCTGTTATAAGATCAAAAGCTGAATCTGAGAAATTAACTGTGTTAGCAACGTGATCTATTGTAGCAAGAGTAATGTTATCTGTTCCGTCATAGTATTTTAAGATGGGTGCAGTAGCCGAAGTAGTATCTAACCAAATAGTTCCTGCGACAGCACCAGAAGGAGTTGATGTTCCTGAGTGTGTAGTTGCAACTGCTTGTAAAAAATTATTAATGTCTGTTCTAGTAGCTGGAAAGCCCTGATTAGCTATTACAAAATCGTGTTGTGCCATAAAATTTATTTTCTATCTATTGCTGACTACCTATACCTACTGCTTGATAGTCAAATGTTCTATTAACAGTATTACCACTTGAATCTAAAAATTCAACATTAAAAGATGATCTATCTTTACTATTTAAAATAAATCTATCACCACTATTAAGGTTTTGCCCAATAATTGTCAAGGAAGGAGTTTGATAAAATGCTTTTGTAAAGTTTACTGGAAAACCAGTATTATTAGTTCCTGAACTTTGATTAGAACCATCTTGTATAACAGTTGGTAATAAAAATTTAAGAGATAGATTATTAATTGCAGGAGTAGCAGATGTATCTGTTGAAGTTAAGATAGCTTTAAATTTAACTGCTCTAGCAACATAATCTCCAGATTTAAAATCATTAAAACTACTAAATGTTACATTGTCAGTAGATGTTGCTATTTGTAATTGTACGTTTGTAGATATAGCTTCTCCACTTCCACCATCAAACAATCCTTCTACATCATCAAAGTCTCCAGCTTGTGAATCAAAGTTATCAATGTAATCTAAGTGATCTACATTTAACTGATTAAGTATTACTTTAAATTTAAATGAATTGCTAAAATCAAAACCTGATGCAAACTCATAAGTACCAGAACCTACAACTGTATTATCACCACCATCAAATAATCCTAGACCATCATCAAAGTCGCCACTAATACTGTCAAAGGCAGATGTGTTTAATACAAGTGTGTTATCTACAACAGCACAATTTGTTTTAGTTCCACTAAATGCAGTTTCTTCAGTTATAGTTTGTACTGATTGGAAACCCTCAAAGACTTGACTAGATACAACGACTGAAGTTGAATTAGCAGAACGAATACCAAATTTATCTACTGCTTTAATAAAGAATTTTCCTGAACCTAAAAATGGAGTTTCAACAGATGTTGCTGGTCTCCCAATCTTTGGTACTAATATTGTAGTATTAGAATAAAGTGTTTCAGTAGTATCAGAAGTAAATCTTATTTCATAAAAATCCAAATCTAAATCATTTATACCAGTCCAAAAGTGATGTAGCTTATCTCCTACAACATCAATGTTATAAGTGCTTATATCAGATGGTGGTAAAAATGCAGTTACCACTTCGTGAGTTGCAGTAGCAAAAGATGATCTTACACCAAGTGTGTTTATTGTTCTTGCACGAATATTATAGATAGCACCTTCTATAACTGGATATATTTCAAATACTTGATTAATACCTCTACCCATTAATCTAAAAAATGTTTCTGTATTTTGTTTGTATTCTACTTCAAACTCGTCTGCAAAATTATCATTGTTAGTAAGTGTAACAACCATCTTAGAAACAACAGAACCATCAAACAATTCTATTACTTCATCAGAAACAGATATTGCTGGACTCATTACAGAAAAAGGATTTGGTAATACAGTATCAGCTATTATTGCTTCTTTATTTTTTGATGCAAAAGTATAGAAGGAATTTTGATGCTCCTCCAATCCAAGACTTACTGTTGAATCTGAATTAATAGCTAAAGACATAACTCGGAATGGTTTGGCAACAAAACCTGCTGTGTCATACGTTGCCGTAACTATATCGCCTATACTTAAATTTAATGCTTCGGCAGTTGCAGTAACTTCTGCTTTTAAATTGTTTCTTGATCTTCTTAATATATTTTCACAAATTTCTTCTGCTTGATAAGGAGAAGTAATCTGAAGCATATCCACAGTTCTTTCTAATAAAGTATCATTGTCTTCAGATAATAAGGTTGCGTGTCTATCTTCTATTGGTAAAGAAGAATCATCAAATGGTGGAAAAGAAACTGTATCTGATTGATAGTCTTTTTTTGGATTAGTATATGTTCCTATAACTCGGTTATACTTTTCTGATTTGCTTTCACCTTGTATTTTAACTTCGCTAACAACATTGTCTTTAGTTAATAGTAATTGTGATGAACCAGTACCTTCAATAATAATTTTGTATTGACCTTGCGTGTAATTAAAGATTGCTCTCATTGGTACAAGCAATTCTCTTACATTTTCAATTATTTTCTTTTCAGTATCTAAAACTGCATTACTTTCAAATTGTTTAACAGCAGGAACACCATCAACTAATCCATCATCAAAAACTATTGATAAATCTGTACTGTAAGAACCAGCAGATATTTTCCATTCAAAAGTTAAATTTGAATCAGTTGGTGCATTTCCGTAATAAAGTATTACAGGATAAGATTGTCCTGACACTAAAGATACACCAGAACTTTCAATTGTTTGATTGCCATGCCAACCTGAATTATTTACTTTTAAATAACTTGATATACTTGAATCATTAAAACTAGGTGCAGATTCTAATGTAGTAAATAAATTACCTATTTCTTGTCCAGCAGTTCCTACATAAAATAAAGAGGAATCATCTGATGTTGTTTTAAAAAAATAAGAACCAGTAGTTGTAGGATTAAAATATCCATAAAATCTTCTTGAACGATATGGAGATGTAGTTACTCCACTTATAGAAGTTACTGTTTGTTCTGAAGTTGCAAATCTAACGCCAAAATGATTTAGATTATCATTAAAATAACCATCAAATTCTTCGGAAAGTAACCCAACAGCACTTGATAATATTGTTGTGTAAGGTACAATTTCTACATCAGCAGTATTCGCAGAAGTTTTAAATGTATCATATTCATCTTCAAAAGCATCATTAGGTAATCCTTTGCCATATCTACTATTTCTTAAGTAATCTAAAAGAACTAAAGATGAGTTTGCAGAATAAGCCCAAGTAGTTGGGTCATCTTGTCTGTGAGAACCAGAACCACCTTTAGTAGAATCTAGTCTAGGGTCATAAATCTTTTTACCTCTAACTGTTACTCTAACTTCAGGTAATCCTGAGTAGGAATCTTGATTCCATTTAAATCTTAAAGCAACATAAGCAAGACCAGATAGTTTATGATTTTCAGTCCAGTTAGTTGTTTCGTCAAGCAAAGAAGAAGCAGATTGATTATCTAATCCAAAAAATCCTTGAACGGATATTAAAGATTCTCCACCTTTATAATAGTTTTTATCTCCACCACTTACTTCTCTTATTGTTCCATGAGTTAATATTCCATCAAATTGTACTAATTTATCATCTACATAAATCTCATCTATTGCAGTTATTCCTGAACCACCGCCTTCACAAAGAACTCCAGCTACATAAAGATATTGATTATCAGCACCAGAACTTTCTACAAACACTCTAGTTAATCCAACTTGTCTTTTTCCATAAACAATTGGAATAGGATTGTTATTAGAGTCTTTACTTAAAGTAACACCTTTAATTTCGTCTTGTGCGTTAAATCTTGGTGCTTTTGGTTTTGGTGCAAGTACATAACTTATAGCTGTTACTATTACGAATTGAATAATCGCAGCAGTTATTGGGTCAAAGCCAGAAATGTTAAGTTCAATATTAGTTCCATTAACAAGATTAGTAAAAATCCTATTTGCTATTTCAGATATTGAATCAAAATAATTTATCATAAGTGTATATGAAACTCTCTTTTATATTTTTCTGATCTTCTATAAATATTATGATCTTTAATTCGTAACCACTTAATAGATTGGTTTACATCTAGCTTTCCTCTAAAATATTCTTTAGTCCACTTCATAATTTGTCTTAAATGGCTTTTAGCAACTGTTTCAATATGCCAAATATTGTTACCACAATGCCATTCGTTTGGTTTTAATTTACCAGTAAGTTTAAATCTTTGTTCTACTGTGTCGCTTAAATATGCCCAATTAGTAAATCCAATATCTTCATTACCTACTTTGTGAATTTGGTATTGATCTAAATTTAAAGATGGAGTTATTATCTTAACTAAATCTGCATAAGTGTATTTGTCAAATTTAGGAAACTGTCTGTATAAATGAACTACTCTATATAAATCATTCATTAAGCTGAACCCCACTTAATTTTTTTAGCTGTTTGACTTGCAAACTCCATGCCTTTGTCATTAGGAAAATAAAGCTTCTGTGAATTTTCAGCAGTTCTTCTTCCTGAAGTCTTTTCAAAATCTGCCCAATGAGAAGATATAATAACATTAACAGATGAAGTAGTTGCGTTTTCTTCTAATGTAAAACTAGATATTCTTCCGTCAAATAAAAGAAATGGGTCAGCTATTAATGCCTGAGAATCATCTAAGAAACCTCTATAAACTTTTGCAGATTTGTTCATGTAGTTATTATTAAGCAACAAAGAAATTATTGTTGTATCTGCACCTGAGAATTTAAGACTTAATGTGTTTACTGATACATCTACTGTTTCTTGAATTTCTGAACTTCCTAAGAATAAAGATGAAGCTGTGTAAGTATTTCCGTCAAAGGAAATATCTTTATAATGATCTGTGTAATATGTGCCAGTTCCTATTCCTAGATAAACAAGTTCAACTGGATTTAATTTGTTTGTGGCTATCTCGGCTATGACACCAGCACTTAATGATCTTGTCATTACAGTACCTCTATAAGATCAACTTCGTATTGGAAATAATTTTCTGTGCTAATATTAAATTCTTGAATATCTCCAGTAAGTCCAACTGTAAAATCTACATTAGAATAAATTAAAACTGCATTGTCAGCTACGTTTGATCTTAATGGTGGTTCAAATGTTAATGTGCCTTGACCAGAACCATTAGATGATACATCTGCCATAACCATATAAACTTTTGTTTGACCAGTAAATCTAAAATAATCTCCAGCTTTAAATACTCCTGATGTGCTGTTTGCCATTCCATCTATTGCAACAGAAGTAACTCCTGCACTAATAGCACCATTGACAGATATAACTCCTGAAGCAACTCCTAAAGCATCATCTATTGTTGGTGGTACATATTGGAATGATTCCATTTGTGATCTTTGTTTCATTATGAAAGCATTTATAGGTGCAAACTCAGTTCTTGTCATAACTGGAAATCTTAGTCTTAATCTAAATCTTTGTCCGTCTATTTGTCTAGCTTGTCGTCTGCCAGAAGCAGTTGTAGTTACAATAGTATTCTGGTTAGAACTTATCGCTACATCTCTAGGTACTGGGCTTGATGGGAATGTTCCACTCATACTACGTTAGATTTTCCTTTTTGATTAGCACCCTGATTAACTAAGTTAATTATAGTTGCTCTATTATCAAT